GAAGTGGCTGATGCTTTTGATAATAAGTATACCTTCTTTGATTAAAAAAGTGGCTACCCGAAAGTAGCCACTAGGAAGGGAGAGAATGACAGAGTTCATCTGTCTCTTCACCCATATCACACAATTCGCCAAACACGAACACCTAATTTTTTGTTTTCTACCCTAATTTGTGTTTTTATCTGCCAATTTCTGCGTTTTGCTACATTATAAACTTGCTCCACTGCTAATGTAACATTTATACACAAGATAAACACAGAAGAACTTGTTACCATGTTATCCCAATTTACTATGATACGTACCCCATCAGGGTTCAAATCATCAGTCTTCAGTATTCCCTGTCTTATTCTCATCTTCTATTGAACAATCTACGACTATCACACGTGTCACAGGCAGAGCCATATGTGTGCCTTTACTCAACCGCATGGTTGTATTTGTTGCGCCAAGTTTAGTTTTTAAATCATGCACGAAAGCACTGTAGTTTATCTGTTGTTCTCCACACCATGCCTTCAGAGGTTTAGGTATAAGGTATGCACGTTTTAAGTCTGTTTCATATCGGGCAACAAACTTACCTCTAGGTGTTGCTTCTGGTATTACTAGAGATGCAACATCACCTTCTTGTTTTCTTAGATCATCTGTACTCTTTATCCACAGCACGTTACTCCAATGCTCATGTATGTAGTCATTTAAAGTCTCTTCCACAGATATGCTCATATCTTCTACCTGACGTTTGTTTTCTTTCAAACGATCTATCGCCCAAGAAAATACCTTACGCACGTCATAATCTATAAGCCCTGCTTTCTTTGCTAACATCAAACCTGTTATGGTACATGCTACGAGGACTGACCAATATCTGTTCTCCGCAGTTAACCCTGCCTTGGCATCTACTTTTTCTTGTACAGTCTTTAATACTTTTGCAACTTCTTCTTTATTGTTAATGATATATTTGATATACTCCTTGCCCGCATGTCCATGATTATTCTGTAGACAAGAGCTAAATACATCAGTCTCTTCTTTTGTTTCAAAGTGTATACGGCTTACTCTACACTCCATAATCCTCTGAGCTTCAGCTTTGGGCATAGCCTTGATAATACTTATACGTTCTACCATGCTTGTATTACCTGTAGTCACAGCAAGAAGTTTCCATGAGTCACCTCTGTGTCGTTCTGTGTTACTGTTTGCAGACATTCTACCCCTCTGCCTACCACCTGTAAGCTGATACGCAAGATTAGATAGTTCTTTACCTGACGTGTTGGTAAGCTCATCCATGTATAATGGTAAGTTATGATATACCTCACCTCTGTTCATCTTGGTGTTGTACGTGTCTCGCTCATGTATGATTAGGTCATCAGGGTCGCCCCACACAGATGCACCTGCCGCCATAGCTGTAGTTTTACCTACACCAGATTCTTTACTGTATATATGTAGTGCGGCACACTTTATAGGCGATAAGCTCATTAGTGGTGACCCGAAAGACGTGCCAACTACAAACTGATGCAGTTCAAAACCATCACGATTGTAGAAGTTAATCGTATCTTTCCAATCCTCCAACGTACCTTTGGGTTCAAATGAGGGGAACAAACTTGTAGTCTGTGTTGATGGTGGGTTAAACTTTATCTCATCTTTGCATATTTCTTCGTTACCAAGCACAAAACTATCGCACTCGTCACCTGTCCACCCAAACTGCCTACGTGCTTCATCAGCAACGCTTTGAGCCTGTAGTTGAGTGACCCATGTTGTTGTGTATGTCATAATTTCATCCATCCTTAATACTGCTATGCCTTGCATAGATAGTTGTTTTCTCAGTTCTTCTTTTGATGTTACAGCAGTTAGCGGAACTGTAAACTCCCTTACACCGTCTTTAGGTAGGTGCAAACGCATCACTATTGCTTCACCTGTCTCTACGTCATGTATACGTTTCACAACATATAAGTCGTTCTGGTATATCATTCGTTCTTCTATATCCCCATCAGCGGAGCGAATTTGAGTGTACACACCGCCATTTGCACCTCGGAAGTAGGGTTCTGGATATTTTGGTATTTCTTTACTCTCTCCTGCTCTTTTTATCAACTTACCAAGTGTTATAGGAGAAGATATTTTACCCCAGTGTGGACAATGTTCACATACATCAGGGTTGTGTTCGTTAAATGATGAACAAAGATACGGCCCCTTTATAAGATTTACCTTCTCTTCTGTTAACTTCTCATCATACCCTTCATGGTTTTTAGACATAATATGCACTGCCTGTTTAGCATCAGTGCAAAACTTCGCTATAGATAGTCCTGCCCTCCACAAGGGTTCACTTATATCCTGTTGGTTCTTTATTATATTCTTTAACTGAAAGCACCCCTTACCTTCTTTGGTTTTCATTATTATATTCTTAAAAGAATGCTCAGAGTTAGACATCATAGCTTCTCTAAATGCACTCTCTTGGTTGTCCATCTTGACAGGCACTGGCATCAATCCTCCACCAAGTAGACGAGAGAACTCTCCAAAGTTAACTATATTCATCTCACCTGTACCAAAAAACTCTACAGGTTTTAACAAGCCTTTCTTGTGATTGTGTGTATTGGGTATCCTAAGTACCCTGGCTGCGTCTGCAGTTACTGCTATATCTGCTAACAACTTATGCTGTGTACACTTATCTTTGAGCGCCTGGGCTACAGGCAACCACTCATCATACGCTACGCTTTCCTGTAAAACCCAGTATACATGGACTCCATATCCAGAGTTTACCATAATAGGTTTTGGTAAGTTTAACTTATCACAGAATGCGCGTAGGTCTTTGACCGCCAAGTTCTGGCTTTCGTAGTCTTTACCTACACCACAATCTAAATCTAAAAAGAAAGAACTAAGGCTTTTTACATTTGGAACTTTTCTGGACTCACCTGTTTCAAACGTGGCTAACCCAAAGTATGTATCGTATCCTTGCTCATCTAAACTATTAGCACTGTTAATAACTTCATCTACAGAGCTATAAAACTTTTGTATTCTACGGTCTTTACCTAATGCTAGTACGCAGTAAAAACCATCTCCTAGTACCCTTTGCAAAAATTGTTTCGTTTCCATAATCCCACCCATATTTGGTGTGCCGAAGACACCACGACAGAGTACGGCACGTTACTCGTTTCGGCAATGCCTAGTCGTGGTGGAGTGCTACTATTAGAGCAGCAGGCAAAAATGACTAGTCATCCCAGTCATCAACAATAGCACTCAAGTCGTCATCAGCCGCTTTAGGTGGATTTGCGGGTTTGTTAACAACTTTCTTTGGCTCTGGGACAGCTTCCTCTTTAACAGGTGCTTTCTCTGTAAAAGGGTTGTCCGCATCCACAGTAAATCCTTCCTCTGCTGTAAAAGGATTTCTTTCCTCAATAGGCACGTACTTGATAACCTGTACACCTTTTAACCGTAGGGATATGTTTTGTTTACCCCCCATGTCATAAGGTATAAACTGTACAGCTACGTTCACCGTGCTACCTGTAGTTAATAAGAAGTCATCAGGTAGTTTTGTACCTTGTGCATCAACTTGAAGAGGCTTCTTTGTTGTCTCATTTTTGTATGCACCTTTTAAGGTAGATTTATGTGTAAACATACCATTGTCATCTTTAACAAATGGGCGTTCTAATTTTTCAGCCCACTTATCTTTACGATTAGCTTGGTATGATTTAGCCATCTCAGTATAAAGACCTTTAGCAGTATCGTTGTCCATACGGAATTGTATAGAGTATTCTGCATTAGCATCTTTAGGGTCACACGGCATAGACCGACCCTCATTACTATCAAAATGATAGGTACGATTTATTTTAGGCCATAAGGCTTCTACGTTTTTTATTATATAAGTTTCCATTCGCGTCTCCTTCTTCCGCAGTTATAGGTCTTCATCTAGATCATCTAGACTCGGTAGTTCATCAACAAGGTCATCTTTATTACTAGATGTATCCTCACTGGTGACTTTAGTAAGTGCATCGGCTACATCACCAACACGAAACCTGTAGGTCTTACCTATCTTAAAATAAGCATCCTCTGGTATGTGCTTTTGACGTACCCATGCACGGACAGTAGATATAGAAACACTAAAGTGCTTGGCTACATCTTCTATTGGTACAAAAGGTTCGTTCATCTTTTCCTCACAGATATTGATGTTTCCTGACTTATCTCAAGCCCATCAGGAACTTTATCAGGGTTGTCTTCTAAAAAATCCTTCATGTTAGTCTGATTAATACGTTTATCCAACAGCTCTGGTATATTATGCTCTTTTATAAAAGTGTGCATAGCATCCCAATCGCTTGCCCAATACTTCGTTTTATTAGACGTAAAGAACAATCCTTCAGAACTTTTAACGCTTTGAACATTGTGCCTCTCGCAATGATCTAGCATGGCCTGTTTAACACGGTCTAATTGTTGCTGTAGTTTATCGTCTTCTTTTTTAAATTCAGCAGTTAATAAAGATCGCTTTGCTCGTATTTTTAGAAACGTCTTAGTTAGTTTATCAGGGGTTATCTCACCCATTGTTGTCTCCTCTTCCTATCAGAACATTACATATAATGACTAAAAATGTATTAGTCAAGTATTTCTTTGTAAAGATCGGTAAGTTTTGTGTGTACGTCTATTCTTCTATCTAATAACTTGTAAACGTGTCTTTCTGCGTCAGAACCTTGCAGTTGTACGACTGTGCATTTGTGGTTCTGTCCTGACCTGTGTACTCTAGCATTAGCTTGGTCGTAGGTTTCTAACGAACTTGTAGGCCCCCACCATACGATTGTATTAGCAGCTGTTAACGTGACACCATGTGCTGCTGCTTGTGGCTGTATCACGAGTACCTGTGGGTCAGCACTCTCTTGGAACTGTTTAAATATACTAGTCCGTTTATGTGCAGGTACATCACCCCTTATAATCTCAGTTGTTATGCCCTCTGCTCTTAATTTATCTGTTAATATATTTATCACGTGAGTAAAGGGTACAAACACTAACACCTTTTGGCTTGACTCGTCTATGACCTCTCGTAAGACTTTATATCTATTCTTTATATCGAACTCTAATACTTCTTTCTCGTCTGTGTAGATAGCCCCTGCTGAGATTTGCAATAACTTGTTAAGACTCACAGCTGCATTGATAGCGGTGACTTGTTCTCCTGTTATGTCCATAACAAGTTTAGTTTTTAATTGTTTGTAATACTTCTTTTGTTGGGCAGTAAGTTCTATCTGTCGTTTTAAATACACCATT